AGGGCCAAAACAATAACCCGCCGTAACATTCGGTTGACGCTAAGAGCTTTCAACAATGAATGCGATGCCGCGATCGCCAATACGCGCTGGAACAACGTCAATGCTATGGAAAAACGCATCCAAAATGCCCAGGCTCAAATTGACAAGCACAACGCGTCCAACTCTATTTTCGTCACCGATGACTTCGTCAAGCTCAAGCTTAGAGAACTTTACCTCGCGCACGAGCATCGCGAGAAATTGAAAGCCGAAAAGGAGGAGAGAGCCGAAGCTGCGCGCCTCGCCCGCGAAGAGCAACGATTAATCCGTGATATGGAGCAGGCGCAAGAGGAGGAAGAGCATTATCAGCGCTTGCTTGACAAGGCGAAGATTGAGGCTGCGAAAATAGTGGGACCAAAGCTCGATGCCTTCGCCGATCAAATCAAACTGCTCGAACAAGACCTAGCGGCGGCGCATGCGAAAGTCGAAAGAGCGCAAGCCATGGCAGAGAAGACGCGCTCGGGATACGTTTATATCATCTCGAATATAGGTTCCTTCGGCGGCGATGTCGTGAAAATAGGGCTCACGCGGAGACTAGACCCCCTGGATCGCGTCCGGGAGCTTGGCGATGCAAGCGTCCCATTTGTTTTCGATACCCATGCGATCATCTACAGCGACGATGCCCCGACGTTGGAGCGTGCGCTTCACGGAGAGTTTGAGCCGACGCGGGTGAATGCCCAGAATTATCGAAAGGAGTTCTTCAGGACTTCTCTTGACGATGTGGAAGCTGCGGTGAAACGCCTTGCACCAAATGCGCCATTCTTCAAGGATATCGAAGCCCAAGAGTATCACGAAACGTTGTCGAGGAGGCGACAGGCTCTTGAACTTGTCGAACATGCCGAACAGGCGGTGTTCCCAGACGCGATCTAACAACCGGCACACTTCGCCCAAGCGCCGCACGAACTCAATCACCGAAACGCCCCCAGCGGATCGCTCTGCTCCGCCGCCCGTCGCGCCGCCTTGAACTCCGCCGGATCCACCACCGCCTCGCGCAGCATCATCACGCCGTAGCGCGTCGCTGCCATCAAATCATCCCGCAGCTTCACCACCTGACCGTCCTTGCGATGAAACAGCCGAAACTCCTCGAACCAGTCGGCAAGCGTGGAAAACACCTTGAAGCGGCCGGACTGCATGCGGTCGAGCATCTCCATCAGCCCGGCCTCGACCGAGACCGAACCGTCCGAAAATTGCGCGTGACGCGACAGCATGTTGAGCCCATGCGCCGAATACTGCCGGGCGAGCGCCACCCCTGCCCCTTCCAGCGTCTCTCGGCGGCCGTCGCGCGGCCAGGCGAAGGGCAGCCATTCGCCCCATGGTTTCAAGGTCAGCGTCTGCATCGCCGGCGTCTGCTGCGAGGCCCGCGCCGCCTTAGTGACATAGACGACATCAGCCTCCGTATCCCAGGCGAGTTCGACCGCGGCCGAAGGATGGTCCCAGCCGAAATCGAGCGCGCCGAGCCTTGGCCAGTAGCGCGGCAGCCGGAACGGCTCGCAGGCGATCAGCGCCTCGGCCACCGGGAAGATGCGGCCCGAACCCAGCACCGGAATGCCGCGGGCGCGTGCCTCGCGCTCATGCGCCGGATAGGCAGCGACGATCGCCGCCCGCTCCTGCGGCGTGTAGTGCGCGGCATCGTCGATGGTCATGAAGGTGACGTGTCGGGACATGGCGTATTTCCCTCTGCGCGGTTCGACCATTGTCGCCGCACCTCATCGATTCATTGCGACCTTTGACGGGGCGTACCGGTGCAATTCACGCTGGCATCACGCTGGGTATCGCAAAAGACACACCAGAAAGGAGGACCGCAGCATGACGCTCGGCAACCGCCAAGCGCGACACCAGTCAAATGCCAACCTATGGCCTTTCTTGTGAACCGACAGAAATTTCCTGCAACCCATTGGAGTACGACAGATGAAAAAAATGCAGAGCAACACATCCGTAATGCTGTTGAATACACCACCGCGTCCGGCAAGTGGCGATGGCGACGTCATCATGCAAGTCGACGGCCGCGAATTTTTGGTGAAATGGAAGAATGGAATCCCGGACGTCTCGTCCGGCAGCGAGCCAGCGATCATGCTGAGGGCGGAGGAGAAGACCCTTGGCGCTGTGCAGTGCTACAAATGCTGGGTGAATACCGAAACCGGGGCCTGGGCTTGTCTTCCAACAACATGTTGACACGGTAGTTCCTTGCCTGACGGGTGCAATTTCAGAAAGCGAGCGAGCCGCAATGGTTGCGGCCCGCTCCTGCGGCGTGCAGTGCGCGGCATCGTCGATGGTCATGAAGGTGACGGGTCGGGACATGAGGGGTCCTGAATCAGCCTGGGAGATGCCGACTGTACCGTATTGTTCGGATGGTGTTTTTCGGATCAACGCGACGGTTCTTCTCCCTTGTGGGAGAAGTCGGGCGCATCACCCCTTCGCCATCCCCTCCACTTGCGCCGCCGAAAGAAACAACAGCACCACATCCGACATCCCCAGAAGGGGCGTAAACGTCACGATCGTAATCCCGCCCGTTGCATTGGTGCGGGTCAGGCCCTCGGAATAGATGTCGAGCGGCGGTTCCTCGTCGAACCAGACGCCGTGTAAAGTCTCGCCCTGCCATTTCTCGCGGCCCTTCTCGAAACTCTTGAACGACAGCACCGATTCATCGGCCTGCACGTCGCCGCCGCCGCCCCAGCGCACCACGACGCTGTCGAGCGCGCCCGGTGCGCCGCGGCCCATGAAGGTCTGCACAATGGCGTCGGCCGGGATCATGCCGGTGCCCCAGGCCGCCTGCTGCTGCGGCGGACCGACCAGCACGCGCTGCGGATTGTCACGCGTGCCTTCGCCGGTGACGCCGGCCGCCCACAGCCTGACAGCAGAGTCAAACACCTTGCCTTGCCACCACCGGGGATAACGGCCGGTCAGGTGCATGGCCCATTCGGCGCCCCCTGCCCTGGTCTTGCCGAGCTGGTTGCCGGCCATGAACAGGCGCTCGCGGTTCTGGGCGCCCGCTGCATGAAACTCGGCCTGGCGCTGATACGGTCTATAGGCCGCCAGTTGATTGGTCCGGCGCCGTCTGTCCAGTTCCGTCAGCAGCGCCAGATATTCCGTCTTCACGGACATCACCGGCCTCTTCGAGGAACGGCTTGACGACGGCCTCGAGGGCGCGGATGCGGCTGCGGATTTCGTCATCGCTCAGGCCGTCCATTTGGTTGATCTTGGCATCGAAATCCTTGGGCAGCACCGACAGCACGATCTTCAGATATTGATCCGGCTTGTCGGCCCGCACCTCGGCGATGACGCCGGCGCCATGTGTGCGAA